CACGAATAATCCCAAATGTAGCCAGCTTGGCCGTCACATTGGGATCCGCTAAAAACAGAGTAGTAGGAGAAATAGATATCAAAGGCGTAAGATTCGCATCCGTACTAGAAAGATTTCCGGCCGCTATCCTCGTCAACCTATTCACATACCCACTCAAGGTCGTCTGATGCAACGACCGCCACATTTCTGTGCGATCCGTTGTCATGTCTCCATCTTCCACAATTGCACGACTAGTCGTCAACTGCGAAACTTCATTCGTCGAAATGGTCTGACCCACTTGGGGGTCATTCTCCTGTTGAGATTGAACCGACATTTTCTCCACGTTGTGGAGGTCCACTAAAGCTGGTCGCGCCGTTTGCCCAAAAGCAGAACGGTCAGCTATAAGCCATCGTGGATAGTCATTTTCCTGAAACTTCTGTTCATACTCGGAATATGACAATATGGAGTACAAACTACTATGAGTGGCCCCACTCACTTCGGCACACAACCGAAGCAAAGGGACCCATTCATTGTAAACTTCTTCACCGTGAAAGAAAATCTCAGATGCCGCATTAGTAATGAGAACGGCGCAGTGGTCAACCACGCTTAGCTCACTCTTATGCGTACACACAAGCATCTTCACAATGCTCTTGAGAATAAGCGGCGCTCTCCACCTCCCATTCTCAAATCTAAATCCACGCTTCATAAACGTACACTGCTGTATCGGTTTAGGCTGTCCCAACTCGGACACCTTATCCGCTGCGGTGTACTTCATTCCAATCGTGGCAACGACTCTAGCAATCGATCTACTGCTAAACCAGTCGCACATCTTTTTCTTCGAAAACTTATTATCATCACCCATAAAAAGAACTCGGATCATGTCTCTAAATCGCATCTTAGACATACCCAACCTCCTCCTCTCATGGTGAAACACATAACGAAATATCAAAGAATTCTCCGTACAATTATCATCCAACGTCATATTACAACCCGAAGGTTCACTATGAGCCATTAAAATCAAATCGTTTTTGACATTGCGGACAGTATAAATCGTTCCACACAATATCAACATCGCATTACCGATCTCCGTTGAACACATCTTCGAATATCGATACAACTGCTCGTACACCTGCCTACCAGCAAGGCGTAATCGCGTACTTTTACTCAAGTCGAAAAAACCATAGTCACCATCCTCACAATACAGTAACTCCGGATCAACTTCTTGCATAAAAGCAACCATCTCTTCTAAATCCAACGACATAGGATTCTTCCCACTCGCCGTCTCAAAAAACTTCCAGTTTCTCCTCATAAACACACACAACAAAGCAGTGTATTTTTTAAGAACGAAATTAAAAGCCATTGACATCGTATTAAAAACGCGGATCTTCTTCTCCTCGTTCTTCTCAAGTGTTACAGCTTCATCTTTCAGGCTGTGAACGCACACTGGAACGTAAACAGAACCATCCGCCAACGTCGCTTCAATCACCGTGATCGTCTCACGCATTTCAGCCGACATTTCATAGGTACCGCTCACATGATCCACCTTCAAATGCTCACTCTTGCGCACATGAAAAGGCGGCCCAGCCGATGTCTTAAGATTAAGCGGATTAACAATTCCGGGTATTCCGAAGATAACTTCATGATCCGTTAAGACCCTAATATCCTCATAACCCAGCAATTGATCACATCCTTCAAGATAATCTTCCACTGCGTCTTTCCACAATAGTTCATCCCCTGGCATGTTTGAATTGCCCAAAAGATTAACAACATATGGATCAGTCCATTGACCGTCTACCATCTTTCCTCTCCCGTCGGGAGGAATAAAGTATGGAGAACGACCACAAACTCTCTCTTCCATTTCAGCCATGACACCCGCCATCGGAGTCCTACTAACCTTAGTACGAACCCCTGACAATGGAAATGGCTTCTTCAACGTCCCCAAAATTTGACCTTGCGAGAAACCCTTAGTCACAGCAACCCAGACTGAAGACCTTTCCGGCAAAGGAACGATCTCCACGTCTTCAAGTCTCTTGTGCGGATTCG